GGCGTGGTAGTCGTGGGCGAAAAGCACCGACGGGCTGTCGCGGAAATCGTCCAGGACCGCGCCGTCGGGAAGGAGGATTTCGCTGTCCCGGTCGAGGTCGGGCGTCGTGATGTAGCGGATCGCCGACCGCTCGCCGTCGTTGATCGTGATGCTTTCGGGATCGACGGGGATGCCCTTCCTTACCAGCTCGATATCGGCCGCTTTGCGGTGAAGCCGCTGCGCCAGAGTCTTCGCCGTCGCTGGCCGGATATCGACGAGCTTAAGCCGTTCCGTCCTGAATTCCATGTTATTCCTCCTCGCCCGCTCCGGGGCTGATTTCCGTGATGACCGGGGCTAGATAGCACATGCAGTTTGGATGGGCGGGCGGCCCCGTGACGTCGGCGTAATTGTTCGTCATCGTCCGCGTCTGATCGCCGTCGGCGACCGTAATGCTCCCGCCCTTCGGAATAAAATCTTCCTCCAGGCCGATAACCGTCCCGTCAAGCTCGGCGCAAAAATCACACGCCGTCGGGTTCGCCCCCCACTCCTTCGCCTCCACAACGCCGCTTTGCCGATAACTCTCCAACGCCCCCTCGTTCGAGGCGCGAATCGTCTCCGTCCGGGCGATGCGATACGACCGATATCGGTCCTCCCAATCATCGAAAACCTCGGCCACGCGGCTCGTCAAGTCGCCGATGCCCTCGCCGGCGGAGATTCCCTCGCGGAGAGCCGCCATGATTTGCGCCCGGTCCTCCTTCGCCACAACGCCCGAGAGCTTCGGCAAATAGGTTTTCAACCACCGGGCGACGTAGGGCGACTGGACGTTGAACACGCCCTCGAACCCGTAGCGGGCGTGCGACGTTTTCGCGGCGTCGAGGAGCGCCTTGCGGAGGACCGGCGTGAGGTTGCGAAGCAGGCGCGTCGCCCACATCGTCTCCGACGGCATGACGGAGGCGGCAAGGTCCAGGCCCGGCTTGAGCCGCGACCCCGGGAGAGCCGCCTTCCCGTATCGTCGGAGGTTGGCGATAACCTCCGCCCGTTCCTGCCGCCACGCCTCCGCGACGGCTCGCTTCACGGCCCGCTCGTTGCGGAAATAGGACGCCGGGAACCGCTTGAGGATGAATTCGGCGTCGGCCCGCGAGAGGTCGAACCGTTGGGCCGGCGGAATATCGCCGGGGAATGTCTCCGCGTCGCACTCCGCAGGGGCGGCGGCCGTGGCGGACTTCCTCCTGGCGGCGATGTCACGGCTTATCTCGTCAATCGCCGCCTCCGTGACGGCCGCACGCAAGGCCCCACAGACGCACTCGGCCAAGACCGTGCCGGCGACTTCGGCGGCCAGGGCGTCCGTCATGCGCCTAACATCTCCCGGAGCTTCGCGGCGGCCTCGGCGGCAAGCCGGCTGGCGGCGCTCCCCTTCGCCCCCGCCTCCGGCTCCGGCTCCACCGCCTCCCCGCCCACGTTACCGTCGGCCATCGCCGAATACGGGATTTTCGTTGCGTCGATGAAAACGTCTTCACCCCACGGCGCGTCATCCCTCCCAACCTCCCGCCGCTCCTCATTGATCGACGTGAGGTTCATGCGGATATTCGCCTCCCGCTCCCGCAACGCAAACTCCTTGTCCTCCGGGACCGGGTTGTCGAAAGCCACGAATAGCCGCTCGTCGTAAAGCGGCATGATCCGCTCGTTGATTTTGTCCTCAAGCCGCCGCAGGGCCGGGAGGATGCCGTTCTTCATAAACCGATAGTCGGCCGTGTCGGCGTTGGCCCGGTTCACGTCCGTCGAAACCAGCGCCCCGATGGGTATGTCAAACCCGGCACAGATTTCCTCGCGGGTGATCTTCTTCCCCTCGATGAACGACATCTCGTCCGGCGTGATGGAGTCGCGGGTGAATTTCATCCCCTTCGGGAGGAACAGCGTCCGGCCGCCCTTGGCCGCGCCCGCGTAAATCTGGCTCCATTGTGAGCGGAGCCGCCCGACGGACTCCTCGGAGTAGTTCTCGCCGCTCTCGACGATCCCGCCGACCCGCGCCTTGTTCTCAAACAGCGCCTCCTCGAACGAGAACATCTGCTCGTTCGTGTAAACGGCGTCGGCAATCCCGGCCATGATCGACATCCCCTGGAATTGATTTGCCGGGTTCGGGTAGTTAAACCACACGATATCTTCCGGCGGGAACGTGACCCGCGTCTTCCCGCGCTCGTAGAGGTAGCCTTTAATCGGCTCTTTCAGGTCCGTCCCCGGGATGGGCGTCATCTGTTGCGAGGGGACAATCCAGATGGCCTCCGGCTGATTCATCGACCCGCGCTCCAACCACCAATAACACTCCCCCGTCAGGTCAAGAAACGTCGAGGTCAACTCCAAGAGGTCGCGCTTGTTCTGGATCGGGTTCACGGCGTCGATGAGGCCGAGGAAGGCGTGGTCCGTCACCTCCACGATTTCGGTCGCCTTGCGGAGTCGGGGGACGGCCGCCGCACGGCCCTCGACCCACAGCCGCCGCTCCGGCGCGACCGCCCGCGTCGTGATGGTCCGAAACTTCTGGCCCCGAACGGGCGTAACGACATAAAGCCGCAACGGGACGGCGGCGATGTTCTCCGCCCGGAGCCGAACACAGATATAAACCCACGACAGGAACGAGGAAATCATCTCGTCCTTCGAGTTGAACTTCTTGAGCTTCGCCTTGCCGCCGACGCCCTCGCCCCAATACCTCGAGGCGTCGCCGCTCCACACGCTCGGGTCGGTGATGGACGCCCCGATCCCCTTGAGATACGCGCCGCGAATATTCCCCGCCGCCGCCGCCAGCCGGGCGATGATGTTCCTCATTCTGTCCCTCCTATCGCCTCACAACGCGAAAATCCGCGGCTCTCCCGTGCCGGAAACGTAAAGCCAATTCGCCAGGGCGAGCGACATCACACAGTCGTCATGATGATTCTCCGGGGCGCTATACCGCACGCCGCCCGGCGTCAATTCATAACCGAATATCTGGAGTTCGTTCGTCTGGACGGACTCCGCGAGAAGCCGGATTCGCCCCTGCTCAATCGACAGCATCAGCGACTCGACGAGCCGTCGCTTCGAGTCCTTGTCGAACTTATAGCCGTCCACCGTGATCCCCGCCCGGCGCAGGTCGTCGAGAATCGGGTCGCCGACGCCCGTCGAGTCAATCAGAACCCGCGCCCCGTATTCCCGCGCCGTCGATATGATGAGCGACTTCTGATAGTTCCAATCGAGCTTGTTGAATCGGTTGAAATGGACCTGCTGCCCCCGCGAGTCAAGGACCGTGATGACCGTGAAATCGACGTGCTTGGCGAGGTCAACGCCCATGACGTAGGACTCGCCGGGGAGGCGGCCAGCACGCCGCGAACCGATACAGGCCGCGATGTTCCGGAACACGGAGGCCGAGTCCTCCAGGAATTCGGCATAAATCTCCTGCTCGGCGACCTTCTTCGGCAGGTCGGCCACAAGTGCGTCAATCTCGGCCTTGTCGAGGTAGGGGTTGTCGTAGCTCGTAAAATGGAAATACTCCCAATCCGCATAGCGCGGGTCGAGGCGGTCGCACGCTTTCGTCTTGAGATCGAAAAACAGATTCTTTCCCTTCGGCGTCCCCCCGACGAGAACCTCCGGCTTATAGTCGAGAATCATCGGCCGGATCGTGTTCTCCCACAGATACGGGTCACGGAGGATGATCCCCGCCTCGTTGAGGATGATGAGCGAGTAGGCGAACCCCTCGATGTTCTCCGGGCGGTCAGCCGAGCGGAGGTCGAGCTTCGAGCTGAAAATCGAGAGTTCCTTCTTCTGCGCCCGCCATGTCCAATACTTGCTCGGGATGCGGACGAGGACCGGGAGGAAATATCGCTCAACGTATCGGTCGATGTTCGCGTAGACGGTATCGACCCAGAGGACCGGCGAAACGCCCTCCGTCATGCGGTCGATCGCGTAGTTGGCGAAGCCCTTGGTCAGCCCGAACCGCCGGCCCTTGGAGATGATCTTCGTCCGCGCCTTCGAGCCGAAAAATATCCGCTCCTGCCCCGAATGGTAGGCGATCGGGACGCTGACGTATTCAGACTTCGGATGTTGAATCATTCTCGCCGTTCGTTTTCGGACGCTTGTCCGTGATGACGCGCTCCAACTTGACTTTGACCTCGACCTCGCCGGCCTCGACCTTCTCCACATAACCCCGGTGCCGAGCCTGGGTTTTGAGGTAGAAAATGATCGCGGCGATGTTCCCGTT